CTTGATTTGGCAAGTGCAACAGGCACAGATTTGGCAGAAAGTGCAACAGTTGTTGGTGCCACAGTTCGTGGTTTTGGTTTGGCAACAACAGAAACTGCACGTGTTACTGATGTAATGAGTAAATCATTTTCAAGTTCATCACTTGATATGCAAAAGTTTTCAACGGCAATGGCATCAGTGGCACCCATTGCAAAAAATGCAGGGTTTTCAATAGAACAAACAACTGCAATGATTGGCACCCTAACTGATAGGGGTATTGATGCATCAACGGCAGGTACAGGATTGCGAAATGTGTTTTTAGAATTAACCAAAAGGGGTATTACATTTGAACAGGCAATGTTGCAAATATCAACTGCAACAGATAGTAATGCCAAATCACTTGAATTATTTGGTAAAAGGGGTGCAGTAATTGGTTCAATTTTATCAGAAAATGGTTTGGCAATTGATGAATTAACTGCAAAATTAATGGATTCAGAGGGTGCAACGGCACGAATGGCACAAATGCAAATTGATACATTGGGTGGTTCATTAGATATTTTAAAATCTGCATTTGAGGGTTACATTTTAAAACAAAATGAGGCAGGTGGTGCAGGTGATAAATTAAAATCAATCATCAGAGAATTAGCACAGAATTTAGAGGTGATTTTAAATACATTGATGAATTTAGGTCAGGCATTTATAACATTTAAGGCAATCACAATGTTGCAAATTGGTGCAAACCGTTTGTTAAATTCATCATTTATACAGGGTGCACGTGGAATGGGTGTAATGAAAGGTGCAGTTCGTGGTTTGGGTAGTGCATTCAAAGCATTGGGGGGTTTTATAAAATCAAATTTAATTGGTATTGCATTGTTTGCAATCATGGACATGGTACGTGAATATCAAAAATTACAATCCATTTTGAACACTGTTGATGATAATGCAAATGATTTGGCACAATCAATGAACACGTTAACCAATAATGAAAAGGCAGAAACAGATCAGGCAAACATGTATTTTGATGCATTGAAAAAAACCAATGCAGGAAGTGAAGAACGTGATTTGTTGATGCGTAAAATAAATTCACAGTATGGTACAACGTTAACAAATTTAAAGGATGAAATCGAATTTCAAAAACAATTAGCATTAGCACAGGAAAAGGTAATTGCAAATATTAGAGAAAAAACAAAGGCAGAGGGTGTGCGTATTACGTTTGAAATGGCACAACGTGCAAAGGCAGAATCAGGTTTTGAGGTTGAAAAGGCAGAACGTATTTTAGATGATTTCCGTGATGGTGGTATTACACAGGATGTATTAACAACACTGTTTGATAAATTTGGTGTAACATCAGAAAATGATTTAATTGAAACATTAAATGCATGGTATAAAGTTGATAGTCAAAACCGTAGAATTTTAATTGATGCAACGGCAGAATGGGAAAAATTACAAATATCATTAGCAACAAAAAAATCACCTGAACAGGTGAGTTGTGAAACACGTGGTGGTGTATGGGATGAAGCAACCAAAACCTGTAAATTAGGTGGTTCAGGTGGTGGTGGTGGTTCAGGTGATGATGGTGAACCTGATAAATTAACAGATCTAACACGGCAAATTGAAAATGAGGATATTATACAAATGCAAAATGATGAAAAACGTGAAATCAAAAAGGCAGAAACAGATGCAAAACGTAGGATTGAGGATTTAAAAAAGGTTAAGGCATACAGATCACAAAAAAAGAAATTAACCACAGAGATTGAGGAATCATTACAATTAAAATTATCAGAAATTGATAAAAAATACAGGGATAAAGAACGTGCCAGAGAACAAAAAAATTTAAAGGCAGATATTGATGCAAGGGTAAAGGCAAAGCAGGATGAATTACGTGCCATTGATGATACAATTGCAAATGTAACACAACGTGAAAATGTTGCAACACAAATTGATAATTTGCAAATTGAACAAATTGAAAAAAACCGTGATATTCAATTAAAAAATACTGAATTAACAGAGGGTGAAAAAAAGAAAATAATCATTGATGCATTGTATGAAATAAATACAATTGTTGATAATGCAGAACAAAGGAAATTGGCAATTCAACAAAAGTATTTAACACAGTTAGAAAATGCATACACTGATGCAGAAAAAAGGGAAAAATTACGTTTATTAAATTCAAGTGCAACGCAATTAGAAATTGATCAGGCAATGTTGGATTTCCAAATAAAACAATTGGAAAAATTAATTCAAGCAAAAAAGAAATTGGGTGTTGATACGTTGGATGATGAAATAAAATTGGCAGAATTAAAACGTACTGAAATATCAAAACAGGACAAATTATTTTTGGATGATCAAAAGAAAATGGTGCAGGATCAAATTGCAATTGTGCAAAGTTTAACACAGGCATTCAATTATTATGCAGATCAAAGAATTGCAAAAGTGCAGGAAGAAATTGACATGGCACAAAAACGGTATGATAGTTATGCAGATTTGGCAAAAAATGGTAATATTCAGGCACAACAATCAATGGCAACAGAGGCAAAAATAATTGCAGAACAGAACAGAAAAAAGGAACAAATGGAAAAACGTAAACAACGTATTGCATTGGCATCTGATGCATTACAGGCATATTTGCGAAATTCAGAGGATCCAAATGTAAAAAATCCATTGTTAAAAACTTTTACTGATATTACCATGTTAACACAATTTGTGCAGAATTTGCCATTTTTTGAGGATGGAACAGAAAACACAGGATCACATGGGCAGGGTGTTGATGGCAGGGGTGGATTTCATGCAATATTACATCCAAATGAACGTGTTTTAACAAAGGCACAAAACGCAATGATTGGTGATATTTCAAATGATGATTTGGCACATTTAGCATTGAAACACCAGAATGGTAAAATTGATGGTGTACAGGCAAACATTATTGCACAGAACAATGATAAACGTATTGTTGAAAAATTGGAATCATTGGAAAAAACAATAAAAAACAAACCTGTTTCAAACATTGAATTGGAACGTATTATTGATGGCACATTGCAGGTTGTAAGAAGTACAACAACCAATGGGAAAACAATTTACAACAGATACAAAATTAAATAATGAAACATTTTTTAAATGATATAGAGGTTGCACCACGTAATGTTTTGGAATTTGGTTTAACATCATCATTTGGTGGTGATCCAAACATTTTACAGATTGATGCAGATAAAATTATTTTGCCACGTGAGGGTTTAAAAATTATTCAGGATTGGATTGCAACAGTGGGTTTATTTGAGGGAATACCATACCGTATTGAAATGGGAAACCAAATTTCATTGGAATATTATGTTGATTTAACAGAAAGTGCAATTTTTAGAGATCATGAAATTGAGGTAAAAATCAAAAAACGTGGTGCATATGACAATTTTTTTGACAATGCAAATGGCACATCATTTGAATTACTTGCAGAACAGGGTGTTGTTTTTCCAACAATTGATATTCCATATTTGATTGTAAAAGATGATATTGCAATGGGCACGTTGATGTTGTCAATTTCCATTTATACCATGACAAAGGCATTGATTGAATCAATACGTGATGTTGTTGATATGGCAAATAAAGTGATTTTAGCCGTTACACCAAATGTGGGCATACCACCTGTACCACCATTGGGTGAAATAATTACATTGGTTTTAAAAACTATTGCACAGGTAATTTACACTGCATCATTGTTGGTTGCCGTGATTAAATTGGCACAACAAATGTTTGAAATTTTATTTCCAAAAATCAGGTATCAATTAGGTTGTACAGTTAAAAATTTAATTGAAAAGGGTTGCAATCATTTGGGTTATCAATTAGATTCAACACTTTTAACATTAATGCAGAATTTAACTTTGATGCCTGTACCATTGGTAAAAGAAAAAAAGGGGATTGTTGATTATTTATCAAATGATTTGAATTTTAGTTTTACAAAAGGTTATCCAACTGCATCAGATTCAACACCAACATTGGGTTCATTAATTGATGCCGTTGAAAATATGTTTAATGCACATACACGTGTTTTCAATAATACTGTTCAAATTGAACGCAGGGATTTTTGGGATGGTAACACACCAAACAACATAATACCTGCATTAAACATGCAGGATGATATGCAGGGTGAATTTGAATACAATAAATCTGATGTTTGGAAAAGGTTATACATTCATTATGATGTTGATTATGCAGATTTCCACACGGTTGATTTCTTTGATCCAACAGATGCCGAATATGATACAAGTGCATTAAATGTTGTGAATCAGGATCTGGTATGTATTAAGGGTTTAAATGATGTAAACATCCCATTTGCATTGGGTGTAAGAAAAAACAAATTAAACTTTTTGGAAAAAATTGCAGAGGGTTTTTTCACTTTGATTGATAATATTACAGGTGTTTTTGGTGGTGGTACATCCTTTTCATCACAAATTACAAACAGAATTGGTGTCACACAAATTGGGCAACAATTTTATTCAAAAACAAAATTATTGTTTCAGGTGGGTGGTAGGCAACCTGTAAATTATGTTGAATTGATAGGTGCAAAGGCATTGTATGATAATTTCCATTATATAAATCAGATTCAATTAAATGGTTATAAAATAATAAATGATGCACCTGTGAGGATGAAAACAAATGATTTTGTAAATTTGTTAAACAACAACTTTGCAGATATTAACGGCATAACCTGTGAAATTATCAAAATTCGTTTCAATAATGAAACATCAAAGGCAGTAATTTCATATAAAATACCATTTGATTATGCCACAGGAAAAGTGCAAACAATTGTAATAAATGAATGATGGATAAAACACAAAACACAATAAATGATACAATGAAATTAGTTGATCAATTAACTGATAAAATGGATGAATTAATAAAAGGTGTAAATGTTGGAATTAATCAATTACCCAATGATCAACGTGGTGAAATTGTAAAACATCAGGCATATTTGAACAAAATAATGAAAACTGTAAAACAGGGTGATTTGCAGAAAATACAAACCATAATTGATAAACATGCCGATTCAACTATTAAATAGTAATTTTATTGATAATTTCGGCAATTCAACACCACAATATGTTGCAAATGCAGGTGATGAAATAATTGGTGAATTTAACATACGTTCACAAATGCGTATGACATCAATAAACAATCCTTTAACATTAGATCCATCAATGAATGTTGTAACATCATCTGCAATATCGTGGTTGGATGAGGGTTTCAGGGTTGGTGATTGGGTGCGTGTAACACGTTTTAATTCAGGTGGTGGGGTGATAGGATCATTTTATACAAATATATCATTTGTTGATGATTCTGAATGTGATTTTGGTGCATTTCCATCATGGTTTGATTCAACTGCAAATGAATTTTTGATAATTTATGTATTAAATTATTCAGGTTCAACGGCACCACCAACAGGTATTTATGAACCAAAACCACATGCAGAATTGGATGTATTTATCAATCATTCATTAAGTGGGCAACAGGGCACAGAATTATCATTAATTGATGGTGAACCATCACGTGCAAAATTCCCATCATTGGGTTCATTATCAGTTGGAAATACTGCAATTGGAACGTTAATTGGCAATAGATCAGGACAATTTTTTGTAAGGGCACAGGTTTCAAGAAATTCAAACAGTGGTTCATTAAGTTCAACATTTTGTGAATACACAGTACAATTAAAATTTGTTCAATCTGGGATGTACAACCAACAGTGGTTTGCAACAAATTCATATTTAAAATTTTATGCAAAGTTCAGTTTTACGGCATTACAAAATGATCCATTACCACCAACTGTATTAACATTTGATGAAAATGCAAACACAGGTTGGTTTGATGAACCATACAACACAGGATCAAATCAATCATTTTTAACACAGGGCATTTCAGAATTAGATTATTGTGTACCATCAGTGCATGATGTTGTTATTGAAAGTTCAACAACAGATATTTCAAAAATGGGAATTGGTGGGTGTTATGTTTCTGTTGATGATGCTTATTACAAAAATAAGCCGTACAGTCAAACCAACATAACAATGTTGAATCATACACAACCAATATCAATTGGCACAACGTATAATTCTGCACCAAATAATGATCCAAATTATTTTGGTGCGTTGTTTGGTATTACAATCAATAATGTTACTGTTAATGGCAACACAAAAACAATCAATTTTACATTTACACCATCCACAATGTTCAATACATTTATGGCAGATCGGCAGGATGGCGACAGGTTGTTTTATTTATGGGTGTTTGATATTAATATCAATCATGCAGTATTTAAACAACAATTAAAATGTGATCCACCTGTTGGTGGTGTTTTGGGTTTAACAACAAATTATGGTTTTTTAGATCATTCGCAAAATGTTACAGAAATTTCAGGATCAAAAACAGGTTTTATTGCAAACACAGAGGATGATGTTGCATATTATGGCACATTTTTATTGGATAATTCAGTTGTTTATGATTCATTAAGTTGTAAAATTGAAGCATTTAACGGCACATCATTGGATGATTTCACATTACAGGAAACAACATTTTCATTTGGTGGGATTCAAATAAACAATGCAGGGCAATATTTGATAAATGAAACGGCACCAATTGTTTCAACATTACCTGCAAACAGTGAAAAGGTAAATGCATTGTTTCAACGTGTACCATTAATGGACAATGCACAACAATATGGTGTTTCTATTTATTACCCATTTTTATTGAATTGGCAATATTGGTTGGAACAACTAAATGCATCAACTGATTTTTTCCCTACACAAAACAGGAATTGGGAACAATACGACAATTTACCAGATTGGGAAATTAGATTTGAAATATCATTGGTGAAAAATGGATTGGCATTTACAAATTCAAATGTGATACGTGATTTGGCATATGATTCATCAACTGTTATTGATCAAACAATTGAATTGTTTATTGAATCAACAGGGCAAAACGTTCAGGTTGTATCAATTGGGCAACAAATGCGTGTTGTGGCAACACACACAATAAATAATGGTGATCAATGGGATCCAACAGATACATGGGGAATGATTACGGTTGAACCAACAGAATCAACACCACGTACAATTTGCAGTTCTGTATTGCCATTTGATAATGATTTAACAAATCCATTAAAACCAATTGATGGTGTGCAGATGGTTATTACATACCCATCACCTGAAATTGCAAAAATGGAATGTTTTTTTGATCCTGATATAATTGATTTGGCAAATGGGTGTAAATTTACAACCAAAATAAAAGGTTGCCCATTATCATCATTGACAGGTGAGAAAAAAACAACAGATGGTACAATTAAAAAAACCACAGATGGTACAATTAAAACAACAGGATAAAAAATTAAATTATGGCACAAATACACAATTATCAAAATGAGGCATTAACATTCGGTGATGATGATTTTTATGATATTGATTTTTATACAGGTTCAGGATATGAAACAAAAAAAATCAAAGGATCAACTATTAAAACGGCAATTGCAAATTCTGTACCTGCACCAAACGTTAAAACACTGTACAGTGATGATGATTCATTGGCATCAGATAGAATTGTAAAAGGTAGTGCAGGAACACATTTTTTACAATTATCAGAAATGGCACATTTTCATGTTGATACACAGGGATCAAAAACAGATTGTGTAAAATTTACTGTTCCAACAGGTGAATCATTTGCATCATTTATTATTGCAAACAGTGCAAAAGGTTCACCAATGTTTGCAGTTGAAAATGGTTATGTTGTTATAAATGATGAATACAGGTTGCCATTGTTGGATGGAAGTGCAGGGCAAATACTTTCAACAGATGGTGCAGGTTTGGCAAAATGGATTGATGCACCACAATCTGGTGTAACATCAGTTAACACATTTCAGGGTGCAATAACAATACAGGGATCAGGAAATACAACAGTGACATCACCACAATCAGGTGTTATTGATATTTCATCATCAGGTGGTACAATAGGGAATACAATTTACAGTTCAGATGATGTTTTGGTAAATAATCGCAGGGTTTCAGGAAATTCAAAAAATAATTTTAGTTTAACATTTGAGGATTTAGGATTTTTTAATGTTGTAATACCATCAGTAAGTGAAAGCCAACCAAATGCCGTAACGTTTATTGTCCCAACATTGGAAAAAGTTTTTCAATTTTTAATTGCAAGTGCAAAACCTTTATTTGCAGTAAAGGCAAACCGTGTGATAATAAACGATGCATATGCATTACCCAATACTGTTGGCAATAATGGTGATGTTATTACATCAGATGGTTCAGGTGGTTCAGATTGGACAACACCATCAAGTGGTGGGGGTGCCACAAATAGCATTGAAAGTACAAATGCAGGTGATGTTGATTTATATAATGATCAAATTGTAAGAATTTGGCTTGATGATGGTTCAAGTGATGATATTGAATTGGAAATTACAAATTTTGGTTCAAACAAATCAAGCACATATCATGTTAGTTACACCAATTTTGATGGAAGTAGTACAACCACAAATATTGTTGATTTAAACGAAGATGGTGCCACATCCATTTCAACATTGGATTTTGATTTTGGTACAGATGAAATCATGAAATTACGCATTTGGTCACCACGTTTGGGATTGGGTGCAGGTAATGGAAACGGTTTTCCTTTTTACGAGGTTACAATAATTAAATCAAGTTCTTTATATACTGGTTTTCCTGTATTAACAAGTGTAATAAAATCAACGTCTTAAAAATAACAATATGAGTTGTACTTGTATATCATTCACATATGAAATAAATAACGTTCCTACAACAGAGGAATTGCAATCACAGGGGTTGTACAATGGTTTATCGTATTACACATTCACAATATCAGGAACCGATTATTTTATATGGTTTAATGATTTGGGTGGTGGCACAGGTCAGTGGTTGATCACTGAAATTTTGGGTGATATTCCAAATTCAATATCAGGAACAAAACAAATTCCAACACAACCGTGTCCACCATTGGGTGCAGGTGGTCAAGGCATTTGGGAATTACCATCACAATTGGCACCATATGATGGGTATTATTTTGGATCATGTGTTGTTGATTGTAATTGTATAAATTTGACAGTTCAGGCAGATGGGTTTGCAGAGGGATCAATTACGGCATTAACGCAACAACTGTTCAACGGCAAAAAATGGTGGATATTTGAATATAATACATACACATTTTACATTTGGTTTGATGCAAACGGTGCATGGATAATATCATCAACATTGGGTGGTGGTACTATTTATGGCAGATTGGCAACAAATATTGATTGCCCATTGGCAGAATTAGGGGATCAATCAGGTGTGAATTGGATAATGGACACAAATAATTTGCCAAATCCTTTATTATTTACAACCATTGCAGTTGATTGTCCAAATCCATGTGAATGCATAACATTTGAATATGTAAATAAATCAGATGGTTCAACAGTCAGTGTTGATGTAACTGAACCCACAGGTGCGTGGAATGGGTACAATTATTGGCAAATACCACATGCACAGGATGCAGGGAAATGTTTTTACATGGTTTTAACAATTGATAACAATGGGTGTTGTCAGTGGAAAATTTATTATGATGAATGCGACAGTACGAACCCAGAAAATGGAACGTTCCTTGCATCATTAGGTGTTGCAAATTGTGTTGATGATTGTGATGAATGCCCATTTGGGTTGTGGTCAGTCAAAGGTGATCAAAATATTTTGTTGAGTGTAACAACCGTTGATTGTACCAATAATGATTGTGTTTATATTGAGGATAGAACAGAAAAATCATATTCTGCAATTCAATTTCCAATTGTATTTGAAGAACAAAACAGGGGGTGGCAATTTGGGTGTTGTGAATCATTTTTAGTTTTGGCAGATCCAACAAGTTCAGACAGTTGGAAAAATGATGTGAACAGTGCATGGTGTAAATTGTCTGATCCAAATGATTCAGTGAATTTTAAATTGTACAAAAATGGAAATCCAACAACATATCAACCATCACCTGTACCATTTGTAAATGAACCTGATGCATATTATGCCACAATACAATGGATTGATGTTTTAAACAGTGAGGGGATTGGATGTTACACATGGAAAATTGAATATAATATTTCAGGTGTAATTGGTCAATTCAATTGGGGTGTATATAATTTAAAACAATACAGTGTTGAAAATGCCGAACAAACTGCACGTGTAAGGGTTAAATTTAATTTAATTCAAGCAATTGAGGGCATCAACTTTTCACAATCCAATGTTGAGGATTCATTACGTTTTTTCGGTTTTATAGGTGAAAGGCAACCAAACATGGAAATTGATAATTTAATTTATCAAAACCGTACAATGGAATCAGTAATACGGCAAAATCTAAATGAATACACAATAACAACTGATCCAACAGGTGAGGACATCACACGTAAATTGGTTGATTTGTATTTATTATCAGAGAATGAAATGTTTATTTCAGATTATAATATATCAAATCATTCATACCGTTACAATGATTTGCCTGTAATTGTTGAACAATCACCTGAATTAAATTATATTGATCTAAACCAAAGAAAGGCAATTGTAACATGTATTGTTGGTGATCGCACAAAAAACAAACGTACTTTTTATTAAATTTGTAAAAAACAGTTAAAAAATGAAACAAAAAATTTACACAGGGGGTAATTATTTAAAAATAGATACCACAAATGATAATGATGTACGTGTACACGGTTCACAATATCCATCATCATCAACAACATTCAATGAAACATGGGTGCAACCAATTTTTGATGATTCAAGATTTGTTCAGGATAGGGCAAAAGCAAATGCAGACAATCAACGTGAATTGTCAGAAATAAATGCAGAATACAACCGTGAAATGGAAAGTTTAATGCGTGATTATGATAATGCAAAGGATGCAGAAACACGTGCAAAAATTAAATCAAAAATAATTTCAGTAAGGGCACAACATGCAGAACGATTATTGGAAATTGAAAAAGAATTGAACGAAATTTTGGAAAAAATCAATGAAGAAGAAACACGTGCAAGGCAGGAAAATGTGCCAATTCTAAATGGATTTAGAATTATCAACCTTGATTCTGGTGGTATTATTGATTTAACAAAAACAGATATTGATAATGGTAATGTTGTTAATGAAAAGGGTGATGCATTTGATACATTGGCATTGCAGGATTTTTTACAAAACACAACAGGTGGTCAAATAAGATTGTAAAAATAAAATTGTGGGGATGGATCAGGAAACGGCACAATTTGTTTTGTCAATATCAGGTGTATTACTTTTGTTGATGTTATCGGCAATTGGTTTTTTTGTATCACGGTTAATTAGTGATGTAAAACGTGCATCAATTGAAGTTGGTAAAAATAAGGGCAAAATTGAATTAGTACAACAACAACAAATCAATGATGTAAAACGCATTGAAGAACGCACACAGTTGGAATTGGCAAACCTAACAAAAAACGTTTGTTTGTTATCTGATAACGTAAACACATTGGTGTTATCATTAGCAAAAAAAAACGTTGAAAAATAATGTGGTTGTACATAAAAAAATTAATACGCAGTAATTCACAGGAATCATCAAAACGGTTTTTGGCATTGTATTGCATTATTGTTTTGGTTACATATGTAATTGTGAGATTTGCAAATGATGAAAATTTGGAAATTGTTTTGGTTGAATTATTGGGTTTTGTTTCTGCATTAATGGGTTTGGCATCATGGCAAAATATAAACAAAAACAAAAACAAATGATAAAAAAACAACGTAATTTATTGGTTTATTTTATGTTGTTATTTTTGTTTTATGCGTGTTCACCTGCACAACGTTTTACACGTTTAGTAAATAAACATCCATATTTAATAACAACAGATACAATTACCAAAATTGATACAGTACGTGTTGAAATTGAAAAAATTGAAGTTGATACAGTTTTTAAAACAGATCAATTACATGATACAATTGTAATTGAAAAGGAACGTTTAAAAATTAAAATGTACACTGTACATGATTCAATTTATATTGATGCAAAATGTGATACAATAATTGTTGAAAAAATTGTTGAACGCAAAATACCTGTGAAATATTACGAAAAAAAACAACATTGGTTTGATCAGGTCAAATCATGGTTGAAATGGTTTTTCATAATGTTTTTGGTGTTATCTGGTATTTATTTTATAATAAAAATTACAAAATGAGCAATACAAAAGTCAGGAATTACACAGATAAACAATTAATTGATCAGGTAAAATCATTGTACAATTACACAAAAATCCCCAATGGTTTTTGGATCTTAGGGGTGCGATCAAATGAGGATGTGCCAAATGTATATGATGATAAATTTTACATTTTTGATGGTGAAACAAATGTTGATGTTTTAACAGGTACAACAAATTGTGGCACACCTGCATTAAAAGGTGGGTACAAAAAATATAATAAACACGGTGCATTTGTTTTAAAATCCAATATGTGGCACAAAAATATGTGGAAGTATGTGTATAGAAAATCACGTGGTCATGAATTAAGGCAAGTTCATGCGTGTACAGGTTACAGAGATGGCAACAATAATGATAAATCTGAACAAATTGGTGAACCAATAACAGGGTATTTTGGTATAAATTTCCACACAAACACGTTTAAATGGTACAATTCATTTGTATCATGGGCAATTGGTTGGAACAGTGCAGGGTGCCAAGTAACAAACGACAGAATAAAATACATAAAATGGTTGCGTGTATTTAAACAACGTTTAAAGGACAATGAACAGAAATATATTACATATTGCCTGATCAATGAATTTGTGCCTGAAAACGCATAAAATTGCCGTTTCTGTTCATCACAATGGTTTTATACCAACGGCATAATTAAGGGGTGTTTGATTGCATCCCTTTTTTTATTAACATTATCATGTTAAAATTAATTTTTATTGTTATTTGTTTATATAAATTTAATTTATGTACATTTGGTTAAAATTAAAAACATGATTGCAACACCTACAAAACAAATATTTGTTCAAATGTTAAATGATGAATGGATATTACAGGAACACATTGATTGTGGTAAAATAAACATTGAATTGGTATTGATGTATCAACACGGTGTAAATATATTCATGCACAACAGTATTGATTGGAACAAAACCAGATACATCAACGTGAAAATTCAGGATCAAATTGATGTGCGAAAAGATGAAATTTTTAATATAAAAAGGAAAAAAAGGATTGATTACTATGATGCAGAAATGTTGCACATTCACAGGGATCAATTGGATTTGTTGCAAAATTTACGTGCCGTAATATTAACACAATACAATTAAATTAAAAACAAAACATAACATGGAATCACTATTAACAAACCGATTATGGGTAATTATTGCCCATTGGAACAGGCAAACAAACAATGATGTAATCAGATCATCGTTTAATTTAGATCATTATTTAAAAGTAAAAAAATACAGAAATGGCATTAAAAAAAATTAATATAGATCTGTATTATAAGGATCACAGGGATTTAATGCAACAATTGTATGATGTTCATTTAAAAGTATCAAAAGGGTATTTTATTTATGAAACAAAAACATGGTCAATGCAAAACTTATATGCACAGGAAATACCATTTAAGGTTGAAACAATTGATGGTGTACAGTTCAGGGTTTATCAATCAAAAATGAACAATGAGTAATAAACACCACACAGATGATTTTGGTATTGCATGGAAAAGAGTAATTAAAATCAATTTATTTTTTATTAAAATTAGAATTTACATAAAACAAAACAAATGGTAACAAATAATGAAACATCATTGCAGGATGTAAAAAAGTATTTAAACGAAAATTACAAAGATGGTTGTTATTGCCCTGCATGTAATCAACGTGTTCAACTTTACAAACGTAAATTGGCATCAACAATGGCATTTTGTTTAATTAAATTTGTATTGCATACACAGAAAAAAGGCAATCAATATACAAAATTCGCAACAATATTGGACAATCAAAACATTACACCAACACAACGTGCAGATTGGCAGAAATTATTGTATTTCAGATTAATACAAAATGATCCTGAAAACAATGGATTTTACAAAGTTACGCAACAGGGTTTTGATTTTGTGCGTGGTAATATATTAATGCCAAAATATGCAAATGTATTTAATGCAAAGGTGTATGGGTATTCAATGGATCAAATAACAATCAAACAGGCATTATCAACAAAATTTGATTTGGATGATTTGTTAAACGGTAATTAAAAAAATAAATTAAATTTGTATAAAACAAAACATAACAAATGAAAAAAGATACATTTTATTTTGCACATGATTATTCAACAACATCAGATCCAAAAGTACAGGCATTTTTATCAGTGTTTGGTGCATCTGGGTATGGTGTATTTTGGCGAATAATTGAAATGTTGCATGAAGATCAACAACACAAATTACCATTAAAAAAATACATTTTTATTGCATTGGGTTTTCAACTTAAAGTTGATGCAGATGAAATTGAAAAAATGATAAACTGTTTGATTGATGATTGTGATTTATTACGCACAGATGGTGATTATTTTTATTCTGAACGTGTATTAAATAACATGGAAAAAAGGCAATCAGTAATTGAAAAACGCAGTTATGCAGGTAAAAAAAGTGCAGAAAAACGTGCAAAACAATCAACACCTGATGAACAAAATTTAACAAGTGTTGAACAAAAACCAACAAAGGAAAAGAAAACAAAAGAAAGTAAAACAAAAGAAAATAAAATTGAATTTGATAAACTTTTGGATTTTTTCAATGATTCATTTGGTAAAAGATGCAAGGTATTTGCACCAACAGTAAAACAAAAATATAATGCACGTTTAAAAGATGGGTACAACACAACAGATATTGCAAAGGCAATGAACGTTTGTAAAAATGATGCATTCCACAAAGAAAATAATTTTAAATTTTGTACTTTGGAATATTTTGCACGTGCAAAAACATTGGATCAATATGCATTTATTGAATCTAAAAAAATAAATAAAACATACACACCAACAACATAAAACAAAACATGATTGATGATTTAACAAATATTTATGGATATTTATTTATTCATAATTCAGAGGTGATACAGGAATATTACCCAATAATAAAACCAGAATGGAACGTAATGCAAATTCACAAAGATTGGCATTTTGCCATTGGTGAATTGTTAAAAGACAATAAACAGGTTGATATTTTAACTGTTGTTGAATGTTTACGTAAAAACAACAGGTTGTCAAAAAATGCAGTGTATCAAACATCATGTGCAACCAATGATGCACCATACATAAGAATTGAATCATTAATAAATAATGTTGATTTTCAATACAAAATTAGTCAGGTAAATAAATTCATGCGTGATTTCATGGAAAAGGTTGATGATCCAAACTTTTCACCTGATGATGTAATACAATTGTGTGATCAAACAAAAACAATGTTATTGGAAAACAACAACGTGCAGGATCAAACCAATGAACAAATTATTGATGATGTTTTAACACGGCATGAAAATGCAAAAAATGGTGTTGAAATGGGTTTGCAATTAGGTTGGAAAGGTACATACAACAAAATAATTTTGGAAAACATTGATGTAATGGTTGTGGGTGGTCGCCCTGCAATGGGAAAAACGGCATGGTTGGTTTCATGTGCAAAACAATTGGCATTTGATATGAACAAAAAATGTTGTGTTTTTAGTTTAGAAATGAGCAATGCACAAATTATGCGTAGGATGATTGCAACAATCAGTGGTATTGATTCAAACAAAATGAAATTGGGTGAATGCACAGAATCAGAATTGCAAAAAATTTATGATATTAAACACAGTGCAGGTTGGGCAAACATCACATTTATTGATGGATCAAAAAACGTTTTGGATATTACCAGAAAGGTTACAGAGTTAAAAAACACAACAGGGTTGGATGTTTATTTGGTTGATTATTTGCAAAAAATAATACCATCAAAATCAGAAAACAGATACACAGAGGTTACACGTATATCAAATGATATTAAACGTTTGACAATGGGCATAAAAATACCATGTATTGCAATGGCACAATTATCACGTGATAGTGCAAAAACAGGCAAAAGACCATCATTGCCTGATTTAAAGGAATCAGGGGAAATTGAACAGGATGCATCAGTTGTTGGATTTTTGCACCGTGCAGAATATTACGGTGAAATGCAGGATGAAAACGGTAATTCAACACAGGGAAAAGGTGAATTTTTAATTGCCAAAAACCGTGAGGGTGAAACAGGAATTGTGCCAATGAAAATTGAATTGGCAACATCAACATGGGCAGATGATGATGCACCTGTATTTGAACCAATAAAAATGGAACAATCAAATTTATACCATACAAATGCACCATTTTAATGAAATCTATTGATCAACATAATTACGTTTTTTTATATTCAGATAAATCAATTGATTTGTTTAATTATTTTAATGTAGATCATTTGCATGGTTTGAACAGATCTGATTGCATCAATCATGTTGATACACATGATGATTGTTTTATTGCAGGTTTATGTAATTTAATACCATATACAACAAATAAATATTTTGTATATGTAAACACTTTAAAAACACAAAACAAATTTCAATTTATAACATTAATGATGCATGAAATGATGCATTTATCATTCAGGTTAAATGATCAACAATGTGAGGAAAAATTAATTGAATTTGCAGAAAATGAAACAAATAAATTCATAAAAATATTTTTTAAATGAAACAAAAAGAAAATAGGTGTAAAATATGTGATGATAAATTTTACCCATCAAATGAACGGCAGGTTGTATGTGGTTGGAAATGTGCAATTCAACATGCAAACGTTCAAACAAAAAAGGATGTTTTAAAAAAAGCAAAGGCAGATAAAAAAGAATTAAAACAAAGAAAACAGGAATTGATCACACCAACAGAATGGGCAAACAAATTGCAAAAGTATTTTAATAAATACATCAGGATCAGGGATCATTTACGTGGTTGCATTTCGTGTGGTGTATCATTAGAGGGTAAAAAATATGATGCAGGGCATTTCTGGGATAAAAAAAATTATCCTTTTTTACGTTTTCATGAATCAAATTGTTTTGGGCAATGTGTTCAGTGTAACAAACACAGGGGATCAAATGCACATGAATACCGTTTACGAATTACAGAACGTATTACACCTGATCAATTGCAATGGTTGGATGATCACAGGGCAGATGATATGAATTTATCTGTTGATGAAATCAAACAAAAGATTGAATTTTATAAACAAAAAATAAAAGACATTCAGAAATAAATAAATTAAATTTGCATTGATATAAATTTATTTTGTATATTGCACCATATTTAAAACATAACACACATGAAATCATTGCATTATTCAACACAACCGTTCAAATCTACATACAAAAAACGTTTGGAAAAAAACAAATTAGATTTTGAAATGGGTTTAACTACACCACAGGAACGGTACAATGCAGATGCATTTGCAAAGGAATTGTTTGATTCATCATTACGCATGATGGGTGTGTGTCCAATTCGCTTAAAAACAATTTAATTAAATCATAAACATAACAAAATGGAAAATTCCAAAAAAACACCTGCACGTAAATCACGTGCAACAACTGCAAAACAACCATTGTTTTCAAAATTATCTGCATTAAACGTTAATGCAAACACAGAAAAACGCAACAATTTTACGTATTTATCATGGGCGTGGGCATGGTCTGAATTTAAAAAACATTGTCCTGATGCAAATTATGAAATAATCAAAGATCCTGAAACAAACAAACCATACATGGTTGATGAATTTGGTATTTTGGTGCAAACACGTGTAACAACAGGGGGTGAAACGCATGATATGTGGTTGCCTGTTATGGACAATTCAAACAATGCACAAAAATCACAATCATATGATATTACATTTAGATCAGGCAAAAAAATAACTGTTGCACCTGCATCAATGATGGATATTAATAAAGCATTGATGCGTTGTTTGGTAAAAAATTTGGCAATGTTTGGTTTGGGGATTTATATTTATGCAGGTGAGGATTTGCCCGATGGATATGTTGCACCAACACCTGATCCTGTACCTGCAAATAAAAAACCAGAAACAAAAACAAAAAATGTTTTGGTTGTTGAAAAGGAAAAAATTAATTCAAAACGTTTCAATGATGCATTAACTGCAATTAAAAATGGTGCATACCATGAGGATAAATTACGTGCAACATTTGCATTATCTAAGGCACAGGAAAACAATTTGGTTGATTTTTTACAATCACAAATTGATCAGGCAAAAGAAATTGAAAAATCTATAAAAAAATAAAACATGGCAAATTTATTTCAAATATCAAATGATATGCAATCAATCATCAATGCGTTGATTGAAAACGGTGGTGAATTAACTGATGATCTGCAAAATCAATTGCAGTTAACAGAAAAACAATTACAACAAAAGGCAACAGGATATGCACAGGTAATAAGATCATTGAAATATGATAATGATGTTGTTGATTTAGAAATCAAACGTTTACAATCAATTAAAAAGGTGCGTAAAAACGCAATTGAACGGTTGGAAAATTCATTATCAGGTGCAATGCAACAATTTGATTTGGATGTGATAGAAACACCCATTTCAAAAATTACATTTAGATCATCACAATCAATTGAAATAATTGATGAAACGTTGATTGATAAAAAATACAAAACGCAGGTGATCACAACAAAGGTTGATAAACTTGCAATCAAAAAAGCAATTAAACATGGTGAATCTGTTAATGGTGCAACCATGATTGAAAATAAAAATTTACAAATCAAATAATAAACAATAAATAAAATAAAAATGGCAGATCTAAAATTACACGGTACAGTTGAAAAGGTATTAAATGAAATTCAAATATCAGATACATTTAAAAAACGTGATGTTGTATTAAAAACTGATGCAGATACAGATTACCCACAATTAATTTGTGTGCAATTTATACAGGAAATGGTTGATGAATCTGGGTTATTGGTTCAGGGCATGGAAATATCAATTGATATTAATTTACGTGGCAGGGCATGGAAAAACCCAAAAGATGGTGAAACAAAGTATTTCAATACATTGCAGGGTTGGAAAATTGAAACGTTTGGTGGTATTCCTGAACCTGTACCAACAAAACCAACAACAGTTGGAACACCAAAAATGAATGGTGATATGGCGAATGAATTTAATGAATCACAGGAACAAACAGATTTACCATTTTAAAACTAAATCATGGAAAAAATAAAAAAAACCGTAAAACGCACACCAATAAAATCAAAACAATTAAAATTTTTGGTTGATGATGTACGTGCAATTTGCAATCATTATATTAAGGAACACACATTAACAACACATGCATTTGCAAAAATGTGTGATGTACACCCAAATCAAATGTATATGTTTTTAAACAATGAACGTGGTTTAAATTTAACCACAGTGCAAAAAATTGGGGATCTGATCAACAAATAATTTCACAATTCACACTGCATTTACCCTGTATTTGAAAAAAAATATGGGGTTTTTGTGTTTTTTTTTGTTTAGGTATTGTATATATAAATTTAATTTATATATTTGTAGGGCAATAACGCAAAACATAAAACATAAAACATGAAAAAATCAGTTAACAATTCAGTAAAAAGACAAACCAGAAAAGTGGGGGTTGCAGGTGGATTTATCAATCAAATGATGGGCAATAATTCAACAATTCCTGTTGTTGGTGAGGGTGCAACATTATTAAGTTATTCAGATCGCAGTGCATATGAAGTGATTGAAGTGTCTGCAAACGGCATGGAATGCGTAATACGTAAAATGGAAACAACACATGTTGGTGAATGTTATGGTGATGAAAGGTACACATATAAATCAAACCCTGAAAACCATACAATGCAATTAGAATGGAACAACAAAAAACAATGTTGGGGATCAGTTGGATATTCTGTTGAAATCATCAAATCATTATGGAAAAAATATAATAAACAATATGGTTGGGGATCAACAGAATTTTTATTAAAAGATTATAAAATTGAATCCTACCAACATTTATATGAAAATCCAAATGCAGATAATTTTTACAACCAAATGAAATTGATTGATGGTGTAACAAAAAAATATAAAAATTTCACAAAACAATCAGTGATTTTTGGAGTAATGGAACAATACCGTGATCCATCATTTTAATAAATATTTATCAGGGCAGGGTAACACCTGCCCATTTTTTTTATCATAAAAATTACAAAATGGAATTAAAACCAATAACAAATCATGATCAATATGATCAGGTGCGTGTTTTGGCATCTGATAAAATTGGAATCATTATCATGTGTGAAACAATGACAATCATAAACAAAAACACAAATTGGGAACGTAAACAGGTGCAGGAATGTATTGTAAAATTTCCTGATGAATCAACAAAAACATACATTGGGCATGAATTACGTTACAATGATGATGAAATTGAAATTGATTGTGAAACGTGTGATGGTTCTGGTATTGTTGAAATGATGCAGGAATGTGGCAAGGTTGCATCAATGTGTTGTGGTGGTTGTTATATTGATGTTGAATGTGATGAATGCAGTGGATCAGGAACAATTGAAAAACCATTGGATGAAATAATAAAATTTTAATTATGGAAAATAAATTACAACAACAGGCATATTTGTATGACAATCAAATGCCAAAAACGTTTGATGATATGTGTACATATTTGCAATCAAAAGAAAATTGCAGTATTCAGGGGGATTTTTTTACAATTACCGACATGCACAGATTTTGCAAATTAGCAATGGACAGGATCACATTAATCAAACCTGAATTAAGAAACAAAAACATTATGTGTACCACAACAAAGGGTTCCATGCAACGTGCATTTGATGCATATATTGATGGCAAAATTGATTCTGTTGGTGTACGAAATAAAAAACCATTTTCAAACTATTGATGAAAACAGTACAATTTTTTGTACATTTGAAAGTTATGTTTTATGTAAAATGGGGTGCAGGTGATTGATAAATCATATTAAATGCATCCCATTTTCTTTTTTTTTATATTTGTATTATGAACAGACAGGAAAAACGAAAAAATGAACGTGCAGGTTTAAAGGATAAAACTGCAAAGGAAATTATTGATGATGCCAAAAGTAAAATTTTAAACAGTGAAAAAATAAAACATCCACGTTGGAAAAGAATTTTGGCAGGTGCATTATTGCCATTGGTTTACATATTGTGGACAATTGACAGGTTTTTGCATTTACTTTTGCCACATGCACACCATTACAGGTTCAAAGATTATATGATGGCAAAAAACAGTATTAATTTAACATTGATCAGAATTTTCATTGCATCAGTGATATTATTGTTGTTGAATTGGATTTTTTAAAAATATCATGGCAACAAAAAAAATACCAGATACAAAAAAACCTGTAAAACGCAGGGCAAAAACTGTTGCCAAAAAACCAACAAAAACCAACACATTAAAAAAGGCAATGATTGATGCATTGATCAAATCATTGGGCATTGTATCAACTGCATGTAAAACTGTTGGTATTAACCGTTCCACACATTACGATTGGTACAACAATGATGATGATTATGCACAACAGGTTGATGATGTTGCAGAATCTGCACATGATTTTGTTGAATCAAAGTTGTATGAACAAATCACTGATGGTAATACAACGGCAACCATCTTTTATATGAAGTGCAAAATGCGTTCACGTGGTTATGTTGAACGGCAGGATGTTAATTTAAACACAAATCGCCCTGATTTATCTGCATTATCAACTGATGAAATACGTGAACATTTAAACAATGGCAAAAAATAAATCAGATCTAATTGATTTGTATTTGTATTATGAATTGTGCAAACGTGATTTTTGGCAATTTTGCACATTTTATGATCCTGAATTTTTTAAACAAAGAAAGTTTTTAAAACAGGTTGCAGATGCAATGCAGGATATTGCAGATGATAACATCAAATCATTATCTGTATCATTACCACCACGTGCAGGAAAATCATATATCACATCAATTTATTGTGCGTGGATGTTAGGCAATAACCCATCTGAATCAGTAATGCGTAACACATGCACGGCAACATTGTACACAAAGTTTTCATATGATGTACGTGATATTGTTAAATCACAAAAGTTTAATGAAGTGTTTAACACGGTGCGTTTATCTGATGATAAAGCAAATTTGCAAGGTTGGAACACAAACAAATCAAAACAGGTTGGTTATTTTGGTGCAGGTGTAGGTGGTACAATTATTGGTTTTGGTGCATCATTGGTTGCAATTACTGATGATTTATACAGGGGTATTGAGGATGCATTAAATGACCACATGAATGCACGTGTTATACAATGGAAACAGGCAACACATGATTCACGGTTTGAATCTGGTTGTAAACGTATTGACATTGGCACACGTTGGACAGTCAACGATGTAATTGGTTATCAAATGGCAGATGGTGCATATGATAAATCAATTGTAATTAAGGCATTGAATGATCAGGATGAATCATTTTGCAGTGCAGTAATGACAACAGATGAATACATTGATAAACGTAAAAAGACTGCAAAAGAAATTTGGTTAGCAGAATATCAACAGGAACCAATGGATTTAAAAGGCATGTTATTTGGTGATATTGATGTAATAACACCTGATGAATTTGATGAAATAAAAAACAACATTGATGGTTGCATTGCATATGTTGATGTCAGTGATACAGGGAATGATTACACGGCATCTGCAATTGGT